ACACCTGTATTAGTATCAAAATCATTGATACCATTTGACCATCTTTGTAGTGCGTTCATAATCATGAAGTCTGTGTCCATGAAAAAAGTAGTAGTCCAATCACCTGTAGTATCTCTATCTCCAGCCATCATAATACTTCTACCTCTGTATTTGAGAGCAATTTCACCTAGTGTTATATTTGGTAATGTAGTTGCAGTACATAGAAAAGAAGTTCTTCTTACATCTAATCCGATTGCAATGCCAGGTGGTGGTGTAATTGTTACACGAAATTGGTTAACTCTTTGACCGCCACCAATTAAATTTGCTTTAAAGTCGTCTATTTGTGCCATGTTAGCCTCCTACCTCAGAAAATGCCACCCCTGTACGAGTTGCGACAAAGTTTAATGTGATGAAGTTAATAGAACGAGCAGGTTTAACAAATATATCTGCAACAAATTCGTTTCTATCTACAACACTTCCTGTATTGTTTGATGCATCACACTTGACTAAAAAGTCTGTAATACCTCTACGACCTTGAACATCTCGTAAGAAAGGTTCAATTAAACTTCTAAATTGTGCCCTTGTGAACTCATCATTGAATTCAAAGAGTTGGAACTTAGCAGCAGTTGCAATTGCTTTTTCTAATACTAAGAACAATCTTCTGACATTAATTCTGTCAAATGCACTTGGTTTTGTTTGAGCAGTCTTATCACCAAATAAAACTACGCCTTGGCCTGGGAAATTAACAACAGGGTTAACTCTTGCTTGATAGAGAACATCTCTATCTGATTTGTCAGGGTTAAAGGATAATTTAATTGCACCTCTAACATTACCTCTGTTAAATCCAGCAGGTGAGAACCATGCATCAGCAACATTATCTGTGTTTGCACATAGTCCAGCAGTTGAACTGTTTAATGGTACGAATCTATAAACATCATTGTACTTGTCATACATGTACATGTATCCACTATCGAATACCATGTAAGATGAACTTGGACATAAATCAAAAGCAACTCTTACATTACTTGCCTGTTTAGATGATGTTGTAACACCGACTGTAGCAGAACGATATGGTGAAACAAATCCAACACAATCTTTTCTACCTTCTACTAAGTTTGTAATCATTGTAACATGAGTATCATGAGCAGCAGCAGTATCTGCAACTAAACTTGATGAACCACCGATAACTAAATTGATATCTTCTGATTCTGTGTCTTTAAACTTATCATACGCAACTTCAATCTCTCCAGCAGTAGTGGAATAGTCATCTGTTCCACCTGTTAGAGTATCTATTGTTGTTGGTATAACAGCTGTATATGCTGTTGCAGTATCTGTTCCCCAGTTACTACCAGCAGAAATATGGTCTGTCCAATAAATGAATTGTGATTTTTGAAAAATTACATCTGGATAATAGATACTATCACCTTGTGGTGATTTTGCAGATGAGTTCTTAGACATGAAACCAAATGTTTCTATAACNNNNCTTGTTCTGTTTCCTGCTGTATCTGTATCGTATCCTGTTATTTTACCATCAGCATCAGCAACGACTACATGTAGTTCATCACCTGTACCACGACCATTGTTTGTATTATAGTCTGATGTGCCTGGAGCACCTGAGAATAAATCAGCATACTTCCATCTTCTTTTAATTTTAGAATCGTCTGCTATTATACTTTGTAGACCAGCACCATTAGGGTCATCTTTTAATCTAATTGTTAATACTTCACCTGAAATTGATACTACTTGATATTCGTTGAAGTCATCTATTGATACAACATTTGATGTATCTGAATAGAATGATATTAAATCACCCACATTAAATGCATAACCTGAAGCATCAGCGTCATCAACAGTTATTGTTGTATCGCCAACTGCACCAGCACCATTAACTAAGTTATTTGTACTTAAATCTTGTTCGTATGCAGTTGCACTTGGACATATTTCAACTCTTAATGAGTTACCATGTGTTCCTGCTGTTCTTGCAGCCCATTCTCCATGAGAACCTTCTCCAGCAGCAAAACTTGCTTGGTAATGGTCATCATCTCTAATTAGTATTCCAGAGTTTGCACCAGCATTTAATATGCCACTTTCTGCTCTGACTACCTTTAATGAATCTCCATATCTTAAAAAATTTGCGGCACTAAAAAATGTCTCGAACTGATTACCAGTTGTTGTTGGTTTACCAAATATTTCTACTAGTTCTTCTTCACTAGAAATATTAACTATTGTTGATACTGGGCCTTTTTCAAATGCCCCAGCGATTGCACCAATACTTGTTGCAACGGCAGGTACTACATTAGTTAAGTCGATTTCATTTACTTGTACGCCTGGTGATACTAAAAACGCCATGTCATACTCCTATTGTGTATTTCTTTGTCTTTCATTTATTTATAAAAAACTTACATTACAGTTTGTCTTTTTATATGTTAGAAAACATATAAATAATATTATGTCAAATAGTCATTATAAAAAATACAAAGAAACCATTAAAGAGGTTACGAAAAGAAATTATCGTAAAAGAGTTTCTTCTTTGAACCAGTATTTAGTAAATACTAAATGTATGCATTGTGATGAATCAGAAATAGCTTGTTTGAAGTTCTATCCTCACGATAAAGAGATTCGTAAGACTATTAAAAGAGTTGGTATGAATGATACTAGTAGAAAGACTGTGAGAAGACTAATAGATTCTTCAAAGATAGTTTGTTCTAACTGTTTGATTAAAATAGAAAACGATTTGTTAGACCCAACATTTTTATAACTACCAATCTGTTTTATGGTCTCTAACAACTGTAGTCCACCTAGTTCCGTATTCATCAATTTCTACTTCTGGTTCATCTATTCCATTGTCGATAAATCCAAAAGGAGCCATGTCTTGTTCTAGTTGGTCTTTTTGTTCTCTATACATTCTTTCTCGAATATCATTGTCAGTTAGTTCTTTAAAGTATTGTTGGTCAACTGCCCATGCAAATATAAACAAACACGCAACCAAATCATCTGTACAACCATCATCTGCTTGCCATGAAGAACCTTTTACTATAAATGTAGATAACTCACTCATAATATCATAATCTGGTATTAATATTTTATCTGATTCTACTAATTGTTTTAAATTTGAACATCCCACTCTCTTAACTGCTTTTGTTGTTCTAACCCCTAGTTGTGCTTTACCACCAGAGAATCCTGCCCCTAGTATTTGTCCAGCACGACCTCGCATAGATGCCATGACTAAATTATCATACTCTAAATCATACTGTAATGCGTTTGCAACCTGTTCTCCTATATCATTTACCTCAACTAATACAAAACATTCGTTGTATGCTTTTGCAACTTCGTGTATTTTTTGTGGAAATATTAAAGGTTTAACTTCATTGTTTCTATACTTTGCAACCACTCTGTATGGCATTTCTGTTACATCAAAAACTAAAAATGCTGAGTAATCGTTTGATGTTCCTCGTGAAACATCAGCAGTAAGAAAATAAGTTTTCTTTGGGTCTGGTTTTTCAAAGATATCTAAATCAGCATGAGATTGTATTGGGTCAACATAAGGCATTACTTTTAATTTGTGTGGTGCGATTAGTGTATCAATAGAACCTAAGAACTCACATTCAAACTCTGAGTTAAATTGAGATTGAGATGTGTTTCTGATTGTTTCTTCTTTCCACACTTCATCTCTGCCAGGCACTTCTGACCAATGTACTTCTACTGGTATGTAATCATTCTTTTTACTTTGTGCATCTGTCCATAGTTTATAAAACATATTCATACCATGTGGGGTAGATACTATCATTACCTTTGTAGATTTACCAGATGATATTGTAGGATATACAGAACTAAAGAATTCTTCTGCTAATGATGTTGGTACATATGCAAACTCATCAAGGAATATAATGTTATAAGAACCACCTCGAATTGCACTTGCAGATGTTGAAGCGGCAAGTATACTTGAACCATTCTCTAAATCTAAACTTCCTTTGTTCCATGATACAACTCCTTGTTGTAACCACTTGGGTAAATTCTCATATCCTAATTGTAGTCTACCTAATATATCTCTCGCAGTAGATGACTTGTTTGCAAGTATAGCCACATTTACATTTTGATTAAACAAAACATAATGTAGTAAGTATGCAATAATTGTTGTTGACTTACCAGACTGTCTAGGAAGTTTACATATGGTAAAACGATTATCGTGGAATGTTCGTACCATGTTTTGTTGAAAGTCATACATTTCAAATGGTACAAGACCCTCATCAAGAGATACGATTTTCATATACTCTTGTATAAAGTATACAGGGTCTTCCATACACTTTTGGTATTCTTCTATTTGTTCCTTTGTAAATTCTACAGGAACATTAGCTTTCTTTAGGTTTGGATTACCTAGATATTGATTTTGGTCACTTGCCATTTTTTAACTCTCTTACTTTTTTTCTAAGTTTTGTTAATACTTCTTCATCACTTGGAAATGGTGAATCAAAAGCAGGTCTTAAACTAATTGGAACATCATCCATTCTATAAACTGTTCCACCTGTATTTATTCCGTATGTACTTGTTTGTATTGATACATGTGCTGCTTCACTTGTTGGTGTTTGTTTTGTATCTATTGATATTAGTTTGCACTTACCACTTGTAAGATGTTCTATAGCAGGTTTTGGAAAGTTTGCAACAGGGTCACTTGCAATAATCACAGCAGCATCTGCTTCTTTTCTTGAAAGAGTATCAACTGTTGTAAACTCGCCAGGATTAAATCTTGGATAACCTTTACTAAAGTTAACACCAAAAGGATATCCTGTTTGCCACGATACTACATTATCTGCACCTGTAACATTACCATGTCCTCTAGCAGGTTTCGCAACGAAGTGAGTAAACTCATTTAAGTCTGTTGCAAGTGCCATCAAAGCACCTGAATTAAAATGTCTACCCCTAGTCATTGTCAAACCCATTCCAAAAAATATAACACCATAGTTACAGTTTTTCATTCTTTGAAATAAATCTTCTACAACTTCTTTTTCTATACCACAAATTTCTTTACAGTCATCTGGAATATCAAAACCTTTACATGCAGCTCTTAACATCCATAGTAATTCAAAATCTTTGCCTGGCTTTACTTGAAGTGCTATGTCTGCAACTCCAGCAGTTTTAGTATGTCTTACATCTACAATAACAACTGTTCTATCATCTTTACCGTTTGGTGTAAACATACCTTTTGGTGTTACAGCGTATCTTGAGAAGTGTCTTGGATGTGCCTCGGCAGGATTACCACCCCAATACATTACAAAGTCTGCTCTGTTTTTAACTTCACCCAAAGTCATACTTGGTTCACCGATATTTTGAAATGCCATACCAGAAGGACCATGACATACAGATGTTGTTGTATCAATCGTACCACCAACATCATCCATGATTGGAGCACAATGTCTTTGTGCCTCACAGATAGTATCACTCATCCCATACAGTATTGGAAACTTTGAATCTAATAATATTTTTGCAGTTTCATCAATTGCCTCATCAAGAGTAACTTCTTTACCATCAATTCTTGCAATCGGTTTATCTTCTATTACATGATTTAAAAACCATGACTTACCTAACACGCAAGCATCTTTTGCTTTTGTTATAACCTTTCTGTCCATGTCGACTGTTAGAGTTATATCATCACAACAACATCCACAGAATGTGCATGTAGCATTTTCTACAATTTTTTCATTGACAACTTGTGTGTTCATTTTATTTTTTTGTTAATATATCTAACTATAGCGTATACCACTAAACCTAATATGATATACATGATACCATCAAACCACGAGATGTCATTTAATAAATCTGCTGTTATAAATCTCAAATCCATTATTTTTTCTTATCTCCTTTTAATAGTTTTTGTAACTCAGCAGTAGAACCAACATACAATGCGTTTGTTACATTTTTGGGTGCGTTACTAGGAACTTCTTTTAATCGTTTCATTGAGTTTTGTAAACGAGATAATTTTTCTGTTACTTCTGCAACTTGGGAAATAAGATTTCCTGCTACTTCATAACTTCTAGGATGGTCGGATTGTTTTGCAACTTCTAGTATACCATCAATTGCATCTTGACCTCTTTCAATTAAATTATAAAAGTTTTCTCTTTGATATTTGTAATCACTATCAACATCATCAAGAGTTTTATCTCTTTTAATTGTAAGAGTACTTGGTTTAGCTTCAACAAGTTCTGCTGTTGTTTCTTCGATATCTAGAATTTCATCTAGGATATCTTTAGTTTTATTACTCATAATATTTTAGTCCTGATTCAGTTTATCTTCGCCAGATTCTTCATCATAATTTTTTGCATCTTGATAGAAAGATGTTGTTTCGTTAAATCCAAAATCGTCATCTGCATCTGCTGATGTTGGATTAGGTGTTGCAGTATATCTTTGTTCTCTTTTTGGAGCTGCACTTGGTAAGTCTGTATATTGGTCAACCTGTACAGTCTTGATAATTTTACTAGATGTAACAGGTCCGTATAGATAAAACTTAGTAGTAAAATCTAAAGTATACATGATTGCTCTTCTTTCTGCATAATCACCACGATAACTATCTTCGTAGTTAATACTATTTAATACAATAGGTATATCTCTTGCAACACCCATTTCAGGCATATCATTAATTGTTAAAGTATAATCTGGTTGGAAGTATGGAAGTATTTGTTCTACCATTTGTAATGCATCATCTGATTGTTTTGCCATTGCATATAATTGAATGTTTAAATTATAAGGAACAGGCATAAATTGTGTATCTAATTTGTTAGAATTACTTGCACTTGATTTTACTTTTTTAAATTTTTGTACACGATTTAATTTTCTTGCTGGGTCGTATGTTAGATTTTGTATTTCAAAACCTAGTCTTGGTAATGTGATGGCAACTTTACTATCTAGTCCAGCATCTTGGTCAAGTCTTGCCAACCATTTTTGCTTCGGCCCATATGCTAAAGGCACTTTCATAGATTGTGTTATTGAACCATTATTGTCTTTACGAACAATATGAATATCATTGAATAGAGTACCAAACCCCACAATAATATTTCTAACTGTCTCGTGATAAAATTGTCTATTTCCTAACATTATGCACTTACTCCAGCGTCTCCAAATGGATTAGATTCTGAGAAATCTAAAACATTGTTATCTAATTGGTCAAATAATTCATTTTGTGCAGTTTTGTCTTGCACATAATCCCCTACTATATAGTCTTCTGTTAATAGGTATGCATCATCACCTGAATCAGCATCATTCTCTAACAGTATACTTGTACCTACAGATGTTTCGTCATCTTCACCGATTATATTGTCACCATCAGTTTCTTCTAACAGTAAACCAAAATTACTTCTTGCATGTTGTATATTTATGTTTTCATTCTGAGCAGTTGATTGTTCTAATGTAAATTCGTAATCTCTAGTGTTTCTACTTACATCATCTTCTATACCATCAATAGTTGAGATACCTGTATCAAGAGCCTCAGATGAATACTCGAATGATTTGCAATTTAATTTGTATATTGGATTATTATCTAATTGATGAAATGGTTCATCATGGTCTACAAAAGATACTTCAAATATCTTACCTAATATAGGATGATAAACTAAATCACCTTCATAAGGTCTATCTGAACTTACTGCATCTGTTTCTGTAAGTAAATAAAAATCACTACCAGAAGTTATAGTTTCTAATTGAGAAAAATTTTCTGATTGGTCAATTGTACCAGACTCCAATACTATAGCACCACCTGTATCATCTGTTCCACTTTCTATTTGTATTTGTTTTGTTAAATCTTGAAATCTTTCTTTGTGTACTACTAAGGTTAATTCATTTCTGTTTTCTAATCCGAACTGACTCATCAATTCTTTTTCACCCTCGTATCCACCTTCAGCATTTTCAACATACATTTCAATAGGAACTTGTGTGGTAAATTTACTAAGTGAATCTTCACCTAAAACATTATCAATGGCAACAGTAGTTCTGTCTATGTAATAAACATCATGTCCAAAAATTTGTATTGCTTCTTTTACTAAATCACTATACAGATTTTTTTCTGTTTGAATAGAAGTACTATTATTTGTATGGAACGCCTTATTGACTGCCATAACTTTATCCTATCATGTAGTCTATAGGTGTTTCGAAAGATAATTGAATTTGTTCTTCTAGTCTCTGTATTTCTTCTATTGCTTGAGAGTAGATTTGTTCACCATTCATTGATACCCCACCTAATGTTGCTACACCGTTAAATTTAGAGAGGTTTGCACCCCATTGTCTTTTAATTAATGCTGTTGCATATCTTTTTAAATAAATATCGTCAAAGATATCTGTGTATGTTGCTGGGTCTACTTTACGATAACATTCTATAATTATAAATTCATCTACTGTCATTTGTTCCCAATCCATATCTAAATACAATCTATTTTGATGTTGATTATAACGAATCGGTACTTCTCCTACTAATACATGTTCTAATAAATCTAATTGTTGCATAGTCATTTGATATTGTATAATTGATGTAGATGAAAAATCATACAAGTCATTTAGTCTTAATTGATAACGAATGTCAAACATACTATTTGATTGTGCATTTGCAAAACTAAAAATATTTGATACTGAAATTACAGCAGAAGGCATAGGGATAAAATTATTTCCTTCTGAAAAACTTGCAGTTATAGAACTATCTACTGAATCAGCAGATGTTGTTGTAGCATTTGCACGAGCTCTATCTATATCAGTTTGAGTAATTTTATACTTTAGATACATTTTTTCTATACCATCATAGTGGTATTGAGCAAAATATTGTAGTGCCTCATCTATTCTATCATCTGCTTGGTCATCTGATACATTGATATCAATGACACCAAACCCTAGATTTCTAAGACA